CCGAAGGCAACGACCAGCAGATAGGATATGTGGGGCTGTGGGGTGGGGACTTGTGCACCGACACCCCAGGGAGTGGAATAGAAATGGAAAAGTTTGCTTTCTCAAAACTCAAAACGTCGCTTGAATCGCTGCAGTTGAATATGACCGACACGAAGGGATGGACATAGATGTACACCAAAACAGAATGGGCCGAAAGCGGAATGACGACGCAGGATAAAGTGGACGGTTTGAATAATTTAGAAACAATATATTCCCAGGCAATTTCAGCCATCGACGCCATAACCCATACAGACAGATATTACACCAAATCACAGGTGCAAAGCAAATATTTTTCTGCGTCCACAGATGGAAGCGGAAGCGGCATGATTTGCGCTAAGCTTGACGGTTATACCGCGCAACAGATGCTTGACTCAGGCACTCCAGCCGGTTGTATCGGAATTTGGAAAAGCACCATAGGTTCGATACCGGCAGGATGGGCGTTATGCAATGGTCAAAATGGCACGCCAGATTTAAGGGATCGATTTGTCGTAGGAGCTGGAGGGCATTATGACCTTTATGCCACCGGTGGGTCAAACACCGTCACCACCTCCGGGAGCGTGACTATAGCCGGGCACGCTCTCACTGCTGAAGAAATACCAAAGCATACGCATGGTAGCATCACGGATTATTACCCAAGTAATCAATATGCATTTACATACACGGCAGAAGGCAAACCACTGGTAGGAGTTAACGCATCTACGCAGAACATAACCTCATATACTAATTACACCGGAGGCGGTGACTCCCACAGCCATACGGCATCGTTCAGCGGAACGTCGAACCAAGACAAGCGGCCACCGTTCTACGCGCTTGCCTATATAATGAAACTGGGGGCATAAATGGCATACTATAAATATCATGATCAATGGCTGAACACATACCCGATTACAGCCGAAGCCATGAACCACATAGAGGGTCAATGGAGCACCATTTATCCTTTAATTACATCCCACAACCACGACACGCGATATTACACGCAAACGGCATCCGATGCTAAATTCTTTTCAACTTCTAACTATGCTGAATGTGATGCCGATATGCTGGATGGATACCATTTTGCGGGGCTGGTAACTTCCATGCTTCCCATAGGGGCTATCATGCTGTGGTCAGGTAGCGACGCGAATGTTCCGAATGGCTGGTATGTATGCGATGGGGCTACACATGGAGCATACACTACCCCGAACCTGATAGAGCGGTTTGTAGTTGGGGCCGGAGGAAGTTATGCGGTTGGTGCCACTGGAGGGCCCGGAGGCTGGAATTCCACTATAACACCGGAGGGTTCGGTCACCGTTGGTTCACATGTTTTAACTACATCCGAAATACCTTCACACACACACACATATCCATATGATTATTATTATGTTAATATACAATATGATAATGCTACCCCAACCCATTTTCACACTGTGTCTACGAAAAGCACCAATATTTTAGAGCAAGAAGTAGGCGGTGGTTCGCACGGGCACAGTGGATCAAGCATCGCTCTTAACGCGATTGATCCAAGACCAGCGTACTACGCGCTGTATTATATAATGAAGTGTGCGTGAAAGTATGACATATACTCCTAATCCCACATGGACGGCAAACACCGTAATAACGGCGGAGGCGCTTGATAATTTGGAAACGCAGTATGACGAAGCGCATACATATCTTACATCCCACAACCACGACGCCGCGTTTTTTACTAAATCCTACATGGATTCAACGTACTGGAATACTGAAAACGACGGCCCAGGGTCGGGACTTGACGCCGATCTTATTTTCAAGGACACTGGAAACCTACACGCGGCGTCTTTACAGGGCCTTGGCGTGATTAGTGGACTTATTATACTGTGGTCGGGATCGATTGAATCTATCCCTTCGGGGTGGTTGCTGTGCAACGGTTCTAATGGCACCCCAGATTTGCGCGATAGGTTTGTTATGGGCGCTGGCACCACAAACCCAGGAACAACCGGAGGATCGGCGACATTCACCGCCGGAGGAACTATCACAGTGGACGCGCACGTCTTGACAATAGCGGAAATGGGATCACATAGACACCCTTGGGCCAACACCACATACGTTTCCCTTTTCCGTGTGCAAACCACCGGTTCGACGATAGTATCAACCTCCGAACAAAGCGGCACCACCTCAGCGGCTGGAGGCGGCGGAGGTCACACACACAGTTCAGCGGAAGGCACAAGCTTTACCGGTTCGCCGGTAGCGTCTATGCCACATTATTATGCGTTAGCATATATAATGAAAACATAGGTATATAAAGAAGTGTAAATTACACTTAGATTATATATAAGTTAGACTTAAAATATAGGGTGTTGTTATGGTAGAAGTGAAAAACGTGAATGAGGCGTTCGACGCGCTGGAAGCGGCGTTTCATGAATTGGCCGACATCGAAGACAAACACGAAGAACTGAATTGCCTGCTTTCGGAATACGTCCCGGAAAGTAGGCAGGCAAAAGACATCAAGGACCGTATATACGATCTACGCCCCAAACTGGTAGACGCACAAAGAAAATATCGTCTAGCCGCGATGAAGGTAGACAGGACGCGAATGTTAATTGAAGTTGAATCGCTGAAAAAAAATAAATCTTAAAGATCGGTGTGTGGTTTTTCTACCACGCACTTTACCTCTTCTCCTACGTGTTTCCGGTAGTATTCCAGTTTATCGCGCCCGTCTTTTGAAAACGCGCTGCGTATGGTAGTAAACAGGCAAAACGGGTTCGACACCGGGGCAAGGAACAGGATGATGTACTTCCCATATTTGGGTAGTGGATACTGTAACCCGTCCTCTTTTGTAGTGTCGTATTCCCGGAACGCTTGTGATAAACTGCTAAGTTCTACCGGCAGTACCTGAAGCAGCACGCTGTGTTGAAACCCTGGCGGATGCTTAAGGTAATATGAAGAAAATTTTATAGTAATCATTCTACCATCTTCATAGCCTTAAGCGTGCTCTTTTCAATCGTCACCTTGTGGCTTGCAACCCTATGTGCGTCGATGATGCCAGCCAGCCAGACGGCCCATACCAGAAATGGGCCGGTAGTAATGACTAACAGGGTTGCTAACATCAATAGGAATATGCCCTTCAGCAGTTGGCCATTATATACCTGCCCTAGACCAACTACGAAGAACGACAGCACGGCGGCGACAAACGCGCTTGCCATTTTACGCACCTCCAAGTTTGATATATTCATCTTTCGCGTTTTGAAGAACCCTAGAAAGCATACGGCGTTTTTGAAGGCCGCTCACTACGTCCCTTTGGTCGGGACGGAACGTAACGCATACCCTGAAAACGCGGTTTTCAGGTTTCATCTGTGGCCGTGTCATTTTTACCATTCCCTACGATTTTCACGCGGTATAAAGCAGCATCCGCTCCTAAACCCGCCTTTTATTACAATTCCTTCGCGGCGGGTCAGGCATTCGTCCCACAGCATACACCGTTCGCGCACACAAGACGGGTCTATGGTGGGCTCATGTGCGTATGCGATCATCCGGAACGGGCATGTTTTCATGCAATTTTCTGTTTTATCTGTCATTGTTTCTCACCAAAACATACCTAGTAGCTATTCATATTTATAGTTATGCATATAAACCGCTTCAAACCGCCTTTCATGGATGTTATGGTGGTTAGATTTTTATAACGAAGCACATGTATTTAAATGTTTATCGCGTTTTAAAGATTTGGAGGTTGAAAACACATGCAAGGAGAAGTATCTAATATCAAGGAATACGTTGCTGGATGCAGCGAAAACGAATTGAATAGACGCGCTATGTGCGAAGAATTCAAAAGGTATGTAGGAGAAATAGTTACCGCGTTTGTCCAGAACCACAACCGACCAGTGACCGGAAGGCTGATAGACATTTCCGGCGAATTCCTACGTTTGAGGCATCGCGACGGTAGGATATCGCTAGTACGCGCAAACGCGATTACATTTCTGGCGGAAGTCCCAAAGAAGGTGTAATCGTGGAAGGCGAAGAAGAAATTAAAATTGAGGTCGACGCCGTGGCCGCCTTTCTATCTGGTCAGATACTTCGCGATGCACTGCATGAGATAGGAGCAGATGGGCTGTGCAACCCAATAGAAGAGTGCGGGTGTTCGCTTGACGATCTTGCGCCGTGTGGGTGCTTGAACCTGAACGAATGCGCCGCGGCGCTTAGAACCAAAAACGGAAATTTTCGTTTGATGGAGCGATGCGGTGTAATCACCGCATAGCCCTTTTTAATTTATCCGTGGCTTCCCACAGGTTAACCTTTGATCGGCTGTACATTGACTTTTCAAGCCCAACAGACACGATAAACCCTTCATTTTTCAGTCTGTGAATGTGTGCGCCGGTTAGTCCTATTTCACTTGCGCGAAATGGCCGATCTAACGGTATCTGCGTACCTTCGGGAAGCCTCCATCGCTTTACCCGATAGCACCCCGGAGACGTTTAATCACCCCCCATATTCTCTTCTCCTTTTTCGGTTCAGTCTGGGAATTCACCGGGGGGATATGCGTTTTTATGCGCGAAAGCTTTTTATTTATTTCGTCGCAATATTCAATGCATCTGTCCTCCCAGTCCAGTTCCGTCCAGTATAAATCCCCTTCTACTTCGCATAGCTCCGGGTATGCCCCGGAATTTAAACGCCATTCCCATATGCCGAAGTTTTGAGCGGATAGCTCAGCGTTTTTATTGCTTCCTTTTACCCAGGACACTTGACATCACCGCGTACCTTCAATATAAACTTTAGCCGACACCGAACCAAACCCCATAGTAAACGCGATTACTGACACCGCGCAGTCTTCGCTATCGGCTAGCCACCAGGCACAATCAGGCCGGCAGGGTTGACCAGACATCAACGGGCATCTTTTCACTTGAACCACCCCGTGCTCATGCCGTCCATCCAGTAGCGGAATAGGCAAAGTTTCCGTTTTGCAGTTCGCTCATGAGGCGGCTGTTGACATTCACCGCGGTTTCAAACAAATCTGCACTTTTATATACACGACCACATAACCAGTCACGGTTTTGCAGCACAAACCCCATAGACTCCCGCGGGCTTATTGTGGTGTCGACTGGCACATACCCATCCCCAACTTTCACTACTACCCAGACATGATTAGACTGGACGTTTACCATTACCATAGTTTTGTAGCCCTTCTTTTCCAGCCACTTCGCGCATGTCAGTGACATCTGGGTACAGTCGAAAACCCCCTTTTCCCAGTCGCGCCCATAGTTGCCGGACAGAAGCACGCTTTGAAGCTCCATTATGCCTTCATCATCGCTTGAGTAATCAAGGCACACCAGCGGCATATCAAGCGGTCCAAGATTATATGCGTTATTAGATATAAACAGCGTTGCATCTCCTACCTGCCACATAATCAAGATCATCAAGGCTATGGCGCTCAGCACGTTTACCATTGTCTCCTTTCGCATTTCACTCATCCCCCGGCAAAATCTCTTCTACAGACGATTTTAGGGAAAATTCTTTCTTCCCCCTCACATCTACCTTCCCAACCCTAGATTTTTTCCTGCAAGCGTTGTA